GAAGGGCCGCTACCGGAAGCGCAAGAGCGGCGACCCCTACACGTGTTGCGGGCACGAGTACGAGCCGCACCTCTCTATCCGTATCAAGCCGCTCCCGGAATGGGAGCCGAACAAGCAAGGAGAACAATCATGAGCAAGCCGATCAACGAGCCACGCATGGTGCAACAGGCGCTCGTATCCGACGAGGACCTGAGCTTCGAACTGGCGGCCCTGGTGCCGACCGCGAACGGGATCACGAACGCCGCATCCACGTTCATCGACAAGGCCACCAAACTGTTGCTGTCCGACAAGATCATACTCACCAACGAGCAGCATACGGCCGTCACGTCGGCCATCGCCATCGCCCAACTGACCGTCAAGGAAGGCGCGGCCATATCGAAGCTGCTGCGCAACCCGGACGCTTCGGCGGAGGTCATAGCCGGACTGCGACTCACCTCCGAGGACAGGCAGGATGCCTGACCGGCGTCTTTGGATGCCGCGTTGCAGGACATGCGGGCCGCTCGGCAAGCCCACCGGACTGGACGAGGCGGTCACCTGCTGCAACCGGCACACGAACCAGACCAAGCATCAGACGGCGTGGTATCCCACCTACGCCCAAATCATCGTGAAAGGCACATCAAATGACTGCGAATGACACGTCAACCATTGAAACCACGGAGGCCGTGAACCCGGACGGGGAATTGCGCCAAGGATTGTTCGCCGCGCAGGCGGCGCGCATCGTCGAACTGCAGGCCGAGATCGCCAGCCGACAGGAGGAAATCGACAATCTCAAATCCCTGATTCTCGACTCGCATCCGGTCGGCACCTACCAGGCCGGCAACCTGAAGGTGCAGGTCAAGCCGGGCGCGCGCCGCATCAACGCCGGCACGTTCGAAAAAGCCTACCCGGCCACCAAGTATCCCGGAGCCTACCAGTTGCGGCCGCGGCCGCTCAGCCAGTTGGAGAAGCTGCTGTCGGCGGACGCGGTGGCCGATTACGCGATGAGCGGCAAGCCTATGGTGGTGGTCTCATGAGCGCGGAACTGTCCAGCCTGGGCATCGCCCAGATCGTGGAAAGCGCCATCGCCGACTACGCCCTGCACGACGAGGACGGCAACGAGCTGACCGACGACCTGTACGTCATCCGTTCCGAGCAGCTCGACGAGCTGGGCCTCAACGTCGCCAGACGCATCCACAAGGCCATACGCGAACTGGAGGCGCAGGGCAAGACCGGTTTTCCCGTGCATTCGATGGCCTTCGGCAGCATGCCGGTAACCATCGCGAAGGACGGCGACCGCACCTACACGCTGCGCTTCGACAATTCGGACGAGGCGGTGGCCATTACACGGCTCAGCAGAACCGCGTTGGCGGACATTAGGAAACAGATCAACGAGTTTTTGAAGGAGGTGAAGAACCATGAGCATGAATGACGCCATTCTCGCCGTAGCACAAGCCCAACAGCAGGGTGACGCGATACCCGTCGACGTGCCGCCCATGACGCAGTCGGCACCCGGCATGGGCAAGTCGCCAGTCACGCCGAAAACCAAAATCGGCACCGTGGAGGAGCCGCAACTGTGGCCGGAGATTCGCCAGCTCATCGAAGCGGATATCGCCAACGCTCCGCGCGAACTGCAGCGTGAGATAGGCCCGTCCGAACTGGGCACGGACTGCGTGCACTGCCTCGCCGCGAAACTGGCGGGCTGGCCGGAGCGTCGCTCCCCGGGCTGGCTGCCGTTCATCGGCACGTGCGTCCACGCGCATTTCGAAACCATGTTCTATGACCTGAACGGGGAGCCGGCGTTCCAATTCCCCTACACGAGCGAGGACAACGTGACCGAGCTCGTGGAACGGTGGCGCTCGGAGTACCGGGTCACCGTAGGCCGGTTGCAGGGTTTGCACGGCGGCTACGACGTGACCGGCAGCATCGACCTATGGGACCGCAAAACCCGCAGCACCATCGACTGGAAGATAGTCGGCAACACGACCGTCACCAAGGTCAAGGCCCACGGCCCCTCGCAACAGTACCGGGTACAGGCCTCACTCTACGGCATGGGCCTGCAGAACGAGGGCGAACGAGTGGAGCGCAACTGCATCTACTTCCTGCCCCGCAACAAGACCAGTCTCGGCGACGCATTGCCCTGGGAGACGAGGTTCGACCCGGAGCCCGGCAAATGGGCGTTGAGCCGCGCCCAACTGCTCGTCAACCTCATGGACTGCGTGGAGCAGGCGGAAGGCCCCGACGTGCGCGACAGCTGGATCAAACAGTTGCCGGCGGCCGGACCCGACAAGTGCTTCTCTTGCAAGGGCCGGGTCTGGCCCGACATGAGCGCGCTCCCCGAGTTCGACGCTAAGCCATGGCCGGACGTTCCCGACAAATGGCTCCAGCTCATCCCCTTGATTGAACCTGAATACCAGTTCACCGAATAACGAAAGGAAAACAATCATGTTCGGTCAGCAACCACAGCAACAGTATGGCTACCCCCAGCAGGGGTACGGCTATCAGCCGCAGCAGCGTCAGCCCTCCCAGTTGAGCTCGCTCGGCGACCTGCTCGCCGGCAACAGCGCCAAAGCCTACTTCGGCGCGAACAGCCAGCCGGGGGACACGGTGACCGGCGTCATCGAGAAAATCGAGACCACACAGGTCAACGACTTCCAGACCAAGCAGCCCGCCTTTTGGAACGACGGGCGTCCGAAGGAGCAGATCCACGTCATCATCCAGACCCAACT